ACTTGTTCCATATAAGGATTAACAATATTTAAGAATCTATTTCTCGTTTTTGTATTATTTTGTTCAAATACAAGGAATCTTGAAGTTGATGCAATGAATTTCTTTAATTTAATCAATAATCGTCTTACATTTACTCTATCCAACGCCGAAGCCTTCTTTTGTAGAGTTTTTTGACCCCATACACATACTCCCTGACCTGGGAATGTTGCTATAGGATTAACATTTGAATCATATAAATCATCACGATTTGATTGAGTTAATTTCTTTTCGGCTTGAACAGCAAAATCTATACCACCTCTGTTTAAACCAGCTGGTGCAAACCATGGGTGAGCTACTCTATCATTGAATGCAAATATTCCACCTAACGCTACTGAAGGTGGCACCCATACATTTCTACCTAAATCAGCTTCTGGTATCTGAACCCAAGGCCAATACATAGCTGCATAATTTGAATCACGACTTTCAGCTTGTGATGTTGCTTGAGTTAAATTTGAATCATAAACAACAGGGTCGAGAACCAAGAAACAATCAGCTCTATCTTCTACCATATCAATAGCTTTTTGTGCTATTACAGTATGTGTAGCTCCTATAATACCTGGCATTAATAATAAATTAATATCATAAAAATCTTGGTTTGCAAGTAGATTAATAGCATTTGTATATGCAGTTGAACCACTTCCTCCGGTAGTCTGTGGATGATATCCTTGAGTTTGAGTACCAATATTTTCGTATAAATTTACTGGATTTTGACTTGAACCTGTAACAGCCGCTGCCCGATTCTCAAATACATTACCAAACATATCAAATCCAAGATATCCATCACTTCCACTTATAAATGTACCAAAATATGAACCACTACCAATACCAGGTAATGATGAAGATACATGTCCAAATTTACTTCCAGATTTATCTGTTACACTACCATTTTCATCAAGATAATCTGGTGTTTGTGATACATTATTAATATAAACATATTTTGATTTATTTGGAAAATCACCAGTAAAAGTTATATATGGTTCAGATGTTCCACTACCTCCTATAGAAGGTTTTTGATTTCCAATAACTCTTTCTATATAATTATTTGAATTTGGATCTAAAGTTAAACCATTCCAAGTTTCAAGTATTTGTTTTCTTTTATGAGTATCATTACCTCGTCTAATAAGAAGATTAAATGTTCCTTTTTTAGCATTTGTACCAGCAATTTCCCAACGAATATTATCTGATGAACCTGATACCAATAATCCATATGAACCTGTAACACCTGCATAATCTCCCAATGCAGCATTTGTAACATGATTAAAATTATTAAATATACTACCATAACCATGTGTGTTTATTCTAAAAGATGCTTGTGTACCAGCAGCCACACCTGAATGGTGAATTGTTTGAGCTATAGCAGTTTCATTTGTTACTGATAATGTTGAAGAACCAGTATATCCACCACCACTTGCCTCATCTTGAGCACTTCCAGTTGGAACATCAGCATACGCTTGTGCATAAGTACCATCTAATATTCTTACAACAGTTAGTGTACCTTGATGTTTAAGATATTGTCTAGCTGTTAATGAAGTAAGATATGAATAAGAATTACTACCACTTTTAAATGTACTACCAAATAGTTGTTCAAATTCTGAATAACTTCTTACCACTGTTGGAATCAATGGAGGACCTTTTACCGTTGGTCCAATTAATGCCGCTCCTATGTCTGCTACTGCGGCTGGTAAAAATGTTTGATCTATTTCATTTGTAAATACACCTGGGGAAACTATTTTTTCACTGGATGGCATTATGGTTCTCCTAAATTTTTAAAAATTAATTCTTTATTATGTTAGATAATCTGGTTCTTTGCTTAATAGAGTTATTCATCATATATAAATATATGAAACTACTACCAAACAGATATATTTTTTTAATTTATTTAGATTTATTTGGTACAAATTCACCAGTTTCAGGATTTAAAGTTCCATCACCATATTTAGTATTTAATTCTTTAATTAAATCTTGTTCTGATTCTTGAACTTCTATGAATTTTTTTCTTAATTCATCTTCAGCTTTAAGAGTATTATCTAATTGTTGTTGTAATCTAATTTTACTCACTTCAAGTCCACCAAAAGCTTGTTGAATACCTACATATTTTTTTTGTACATCTTTTATTTTTTCAACTTCTTCTGCTGTAAACTTTGTAGCTTTTTCATATTTTTCTGCTAATTTTGATTCTTCTTTTGGCATTTATAACCTCCATTATTTTGATTAATCATATATAAATATATATTATTTTTAAAAAATCTATTTTTTTTGTCTAAATGAAATATTTTTCTTCTCTTTTAGTTTTTTATTTGGTGTTCGTGGTTTATCTGGTACATCAACCTTACCACCAGAAAGATCAATTTCATAACCAAATACAACTCTTGATGGTGTTAATTTCTTTTGTAAATTTGATATTTTATTTGTTACTATTGAATTGGTTTCTTCAGGTAATAAATAAGATTTTGTCAAAACACTAAAAGTTGATTTTATAAATCTTTCCCCTGATACATCTACTTCAGAAGCATCTGCTATCGAATCAATAGTACATAAAAATTTGTATTCTTCAGAATTACCCCAATATGTATAGTTTTGTTCTGTAAAACTTTCTACTAAAGTATTCATTTGTTCTATAAAATTTGTCCATAGTACAAATTCATATGTAATATTTACAAAGTTTGGCATTGTAGTAACAAGTCTTTCTTCTTGTGGCTTAACACCTTGTAATACTGTAAATCTATCATATCTATTTTTCTTTGACCATTGATTACTTCTAACGACTTCAATGTTTTTTCTTTTTACATCATGGGTAAAATCAAATGGCATTTCAGTACTCTTTTCCAAAGATGTTCTTTTTAACATTATAAGTGGTAATATAAAAGCACCTTGTTTATCTCTGATAAATCCTCTTTTTCTTGCTGTTTTCCATCTTTCTTCATTACCATACATAACAGGAATTTTTATTGTTTCATTAGCTTCTCTTATGATTGGTTTCATAACATCTTTTACATGGGTTAAGATAGCTGTATCAACATCTTTTAATGTTATAGCATAATTTTTAGTTAAATCTTTACCTGGTGTAATTGATGTACTTCTATTACCAGACCTATTTGTTATATTACGAGTAGACTTTTGTTCTGCTCTATTTATACCTTGTTCAGATACAACTTGTTTATTTGTTATTGGTTTAATGGCCATTTTTTCTTCTTAATGCTTTTAATTTATCTAATTTATTGTTTACTTTTCCTTTAATTTCTTCTGATTTAACGGCTGAGGCGTCAACCTTTCCAATTGCAATCTCTCTCTTTATATCTACTTCAACAGCTTTTGTACCTGTTTGACTTACACCTGGTATATTGTCTAATTTATTTAACATCTTACCCATCAGTTCTTCCATTTGAAGATTACCATTTGCGTCTGGAATATAAGTATGTTTCTTTTCACCATATATATCAGTATCTTCAACTACATTACCACTAACCACCTTTTCAGGTTTTTTATCTACTTTGAAATTAGGATTAGTAGCTAACTTTTTAGTATCATACTTAGTTATTTTTTTTCCTATTATTTGTTGTATAGCCACTATTTTTCTCTTTTTTTATTTCTTTCTATTTGTTTTTTAGTTCTTCCGTATCTCTTTAAATGTTCATTCTTTTTTCTTCGTTCTTGTTTTCGTTCTTTTGCTTTTCTATTCGGCACTACCTAGGTCTTTCTTCTATTTGTAATGATGATAATCTACTTCTATGTGCTTTAGCATTTATAGCGTGTTTATATTTTGGATGTCCTGCTATAAGTTGTGGTTCTACGACAGAATTTATTTCCCAATATTGTTCATTCCAATCTACTATATCACCAATCTCTGGGAAAAAGTTTAAAGAACCACTTGAAAGATTTTCTCTCTGAAAATACATTTCTATATCACCACGCAAATCTGCTCCAAAATCTTCTTGAGTAACTTCAGGTTCATTAAATAATAATAAACAATTTACTCTAAAACCAACATCATAATATTTTGTTGTTGACTCACCATATATATTTTCGTTTGTATTTTCTATATTTACTTTATAAACATCAACAGATTGTCCAACAATCTCATCAATCAA